GGCCGTGCTCTGCGGCGACTGCGCTGGCAAGGAGCACAGGAGGCCGGCGAGGATGCCGACGCCCGAGGAGCGCAAGTCCGGGGCTTGGGCGCCGGTCGAGGATGGGGCGGTGTGCGCGGCCGCGGTTTAGCGGATCGGTTTTGGAAAGCGGATCATGGGACAGGCTGCTAAAGCACGGGCCTGGTCGATTGACGAGCGCCGAACCGAGGTAGCGAAACTCCTCTGCAAAGGCTGGTCGAACCGACGGATCGCCGAACACCTCGGAGTCGGTGCCGCGACAATCTCGCGAGACTCGGAGGTCATCGCGGCGGAGTGGGCCGAGACGAGGATCAGGGCCATTGACCACGTCAGGGCCGTTGACCTGGAGAAGTTGGCCAGCGTCGAATCTGCTGCGCTCGAGATTGTCGAGACCGAGGCAGACCCGGACATCAAGCTCCGTGGACTGACCGGGGTGGTCAAGACGCAGGAGCGGCGGGCCAAGCTGCTCGGGCTCGACGCCGCAATCGAGGTCCAGGTTACACAGCGGATGAGCGCAGAGGTCTCGGCGATGATCGAGACGCTACGGGGACAACTGAGTGACGCAGCCTTCGCCGAGGTTATCGCCGCTCTGGGCGGAGGCAGCGAGGAAGGCGAGGCGGGCGACGAGGAGCCGGAAGGCTGACCTCACTGTCTACAGCGACGACCCCGTGGGGCTCGCGCTACACCAGTTCGGACTGCGGTTAGAGTTCGAAGGATACACGCGACAAGCCGACCTAGCTCGGGCTGTGGCGCGGTTTCCGAAGGTGGCGTGCAGGTCGGGACACAAGACAGGCAAGACGCTCTCAATCGCGCTCCTGGCCTGGTGGTTCGCTCTCACTCGCCCAGGTGTCAGAGTCGTCTGCACGCACCCGACGGCACGCCAGGTCAAAGAAACCATCTGGCGCGAGATTCGACGGCTGCGCTCGATGGCGCACTCGCTCGGCAAGCACCTCCCCATCGTCCCGCTAGACCCGAGCACCGGGATCAGCCTCGAAAACGGTTCGCAGATCCTCGGATTCACCGTTGACGACCCGGACGCATTCTCTGGCATCTCAGCGCCAGAGGTGCTCTACCTAGTAGACGAGGCCAGCGGCGTTGCAGACGCGGTGTTCGAGGCCATCAAAGGCAACCTGGCCGGCGGTGGCAAGTTGGTCGAGACCGGCAACCCGACGACGACAAGCGGCCACTTCTTCGACAGCTTCCACGACAAGCGCCACCTATTCGAGCCCGGCGCGCTCCTTCATATCTCGTCGCTCGAATCGCCAAACGTAATCGCCGGCAAGATTATCGTCCCCGGTCTCGCGTCACCCGAATGGGCCGCGCAGATGCTGGAGGAGTATGGCGGACCAGGCGAACCGGTTTACGATGTTCGAGTCGTCGGTGACTTCCCGCGCGCCGGCCCCAACACCGTCATCCCGCTACACGCTCTCGAGTCAGCGCTAGACCGCTGGCGAGCTGGTGAGCGAGACACTGGACGGTTGACGATCGGCGTAGACGTTGAGAGGTACGGCGATGAAGATAGCGTTATCGCGACCACGCGCGGAAAGGGTGGTCGGATTTACGGATCGGTACACGGCGCATCAATCCCAGAAGTCTGCGGCCAGGTAGTCGCCGCCGTCCGGGAGCTTCGGCGTGTCGAGCAAGAACAGGTCACGATCGGAATCGACGAAGGCGGGCTCGGCGCTGGCCTCGTGGACATGGTGCTCCTGGAGTTCGCGGACGACCCGCACGTGTCCGTTGTGGGCATCTACGCCGCTCAGTCCGCCGAGGATGACACTAGGTTTGAGCGGGCCCGCGATGAGATGTGGTGGCTCACTCGCGAGTGGCTGCTCAACGGAGCGTCGCTCGAGCCACACCGCGAACTTGAGCGCGAGCTGGTCGCCCCGACATACGCACTAACTCCCGCCGGCAAGATCAAGGTCGAGTCGCAGGACGCAATCAAGAAGCGGATCAAGCGCAGTCCCGATCACGCGAACGCAATCGGTTTGGCCCTCGCCGTCGCATCGATGGGGACGAGCAGGATCAACAACCACTACCTGCCACCCGTAGCACTCGCATCCCGCTGGCAAGGCGTCGCCGGCCGCGGTTTCTGAAACATACCGGAGACGACACAGCATGACCGCAATCCTGTCCTACGGCGACCGCGCCGCCCGCGAGGTTTCCCAGCGCGCTGGTGGCTCCTACGCCAACGCCGCCGCGATTACCGCCATCGTCGCCGCTGACAGAGCGCACGGGATGCTCGTCGCCAACGTGGCGACACAGATGCTGTGGGTCTTCGACTCGGCCTCGGCTGCTGTCGCTGGTCCCGGCGTGCTTGTTCCCGATGACGCCCCCGCCGCTGGTCGTTGGCTCATTCACGCCACTGGGACCGGTCTCGCCGCGGGGAGCATCCTCACGACGCATCTGGACGGCGCGGTGGCCCTCGCTGGTGTTGGGGCCGTCGGACTCTCTGGCGTGCCCTATGTCATCTACGTCCCGATCGTCGCCGGCATCACTGGCGCAGCGGACGAC